CCGGCCAGCAATCAGGCCGGCGGAGCGCAGTTCTTCAGCAAGATTCACACGCTTGAGGCGAACACGTCCTACGTTATGCGGTTTATCGACGACGGCGGAAACGGCGCAGAGTGCTTTCTGCAGATCGGTTTCTCGGAGCAATACAACGGCGGCCACGACATTCACCTGAATAGTCCAGTCGGCTCGGCTTTCGTGTTGCGCGGTGGTGAAAGAATCGACGCTGTGCTGTATCCGGATGAATATCTCGAGGCTGCGACCGAAGGCCAGGAATGCCTAGTCGCTGTCATGAGGCAGGCGCAGTAATGCCTTACTTCGTGACTGAGGAAGGCGAGCTCGAGGGTTGCGCTGGTTATGCGACCGTGAAAGAGGACGGCGAGATTCTGGGTTGCCATGACACGAAGCAGGCCGCTATCGATCAGATGATCGCGTTATCTATCGCTGAAGACTTAGAACCGGGCGGCGACTACAGCAACCGAGCGGCACCAGATGCGCTCATTGTCGGCGATTTCGTATCGTGGACGAGGCCAGGTTGAGCGCATCGAGCGCGACGGATCAGTGGACGTTCCAGATACTGACTTCAGTATCGAGGGAACAGAAGACGATCCGGCAGCACTTATTCGAGTGTGGCGACCAGGCGACGACGGCTGGGCACCGAGCGGCGTTCTCGTCGGCCATAAATTCAGCACACTCACGAAGATTGACCCGCTTCCCGAAGCCGAAGATAGAGATCTGCCCGACAATTACCGGCCAGCGTTATCTGATGATGTTCCCGAAGGCCGCGCCTGCGGTAACTGCTTTTTCTACGACGAGTCAATGATCCAGGACGATATGGCCTGGTGCCGCCGCTGGGAAGAGTACGTTCGCGGCGATCACTACTGCAACGCGTGGCGATCGGCTGACGATGAAGAGCGAGCGGAGAACATTCCGCAATACATCCGCCGAGCTGCTGCTCGAGGACTAGAGCTGAATCGTGAAGGCTTCGGCGGCGACGGCTTGACCGAAGGCACACTGCGCGAGGCTCGAGCGATGGCCCGCGGCGAGATGTCCGATGACAAGGTAGTCAGGGCGAACGCGTGGGCCGCTCGGCATGCAGTCGATCTGGATGCACAGCAGAACAGCGACCCGGATGCTGACGGCTGGCCAGGTGCCGGCGCTGTCGCGCATTACTTGTGGGGTATCGATCCGCTAGACCCGGAGCCGGCTAGGCGCTGGCTGGAGAGAGAAGTCGCACGAATCCGCGGCGAAAGGATGATGATGGATAACGTCGAGATTAGGACGTTCGACGCGAGCATCTGTGAGATGCGAGCTGCGGAAGACGGCGATGGCATGACGTTCGGCGGTTACGCGTGGCGCTACAACGAGCCGAGCCTGCCGCTGCCTTTCACGGAGCGGATCGCGCCTGGAGCGTTTACCCGTACCCTGAAATCCAAGAACGATATCCGCGCTTATGTAAATCACGACGACACGCGCCTGCTGGGTTCGACTCGAGCGAAGACGCTGCGCATCGATGATCGCGTCGACGGCGGCTACGTTGAGATCGATCTGCCGAACACGACTGACGGCCGGGACATCCGCGAGCTGGTCGCTCGAGGAGACATCCAAGGGATGAGCTTTGGCTTCTCGACTGTCCGCGATTCGTGGTCGGATGACGGCAACGAGCGCACCCTGGACGAGGTTCGGCTGCACGAGGTTTCCGTCGTGACTTCTGTTCCGGCTTACCCTCAGACGACCGCGAGCGTGCGGAATCTGCGCGTCATCGCGAAGCGCACCGAAACCGACGTCGACGATCTCGCAGAAGCGATCTCGGCGCTTGAGGCCGGAGACATTACCGACGACCAGGCCGACATTCTGCGGAAGGTCGTCGACCGGGCTTCGGGCATCATCGCTGATCCGGAAGAGGAAGCAGCATCATCGACGCCGATCTCGCTGCTGATGAAGCAGCTCGATCTATTGGGTAAGACTCTGTAAACCTGCCTCGGGCGTGCCAGGTGAGAGGATAAATCTAAGGCGCCGCTTTAGATTCTTCCTAACTCCGGTTCGATTCCGGACACGTCCACACGCGATCACGTCGGAGCCGACGGATCGTGCCGACAGCGGAGCCGCTGCGGATCCTGTAAATAAATCAGAAACTCTCTAAGGAGAAGAACATGGAGTACCTGAAGCGCCAAGTTGAGGCGCGGCAGCAGGCTTGGCATGCGGCTAAGGCTCTGCTCGACGGTGCGGCCGCGGAGAACCGCGATCTGACCGCCGAAGAGGAGCAGTCCTACTCCCGCATGATGGCCGACATCGACGAGCGCAGCCAGAAGATCGAGGATCTGCAGGCTGCCGAGCAGCGCTCGAAGGACATCGAGGCATCTTTGGTGGATGCTCCCGAGGTTCGCGAGATGCGCGAAACCCGCCCGGATTCGGATCAGGACATGCTGCGGAAGTTGCTGCGCGGCGAGGTTCGTTCGCACACGTTCGAGCGTCGCGATCTGAACACCAGCGACGACTCTTCGCTCGTCCCTGAAACGTTCCTGGATGCCATCCAAGAGCGTCTGCAACTCGTCGGGCCGATGCTCGACGGCAGCATCGTCACTCTCCTGAACACCGCTTCGGGCGAAGACATCAAGGTTCCCGTGGAGTCGACCCGGCCGCTCGCGACCGCGATCGACGAGGGCACCAGCATCTCTCCGCTGGATCCGACGTTCTCGAGCTTGACCCTGAAGGCTCAGAAGGTGGCTGTGCTCACGAAGATCTCTCGCGAGATCAGCGAGGATGCGGGCATCGATCTCGAGGCGTACTTGGGTCGCACGCTCGGCACGTCAATCGGCATCAAGGTCAATAACCTGCTTACCGTCGGAACCGGAACTGTGGTTCCGAATGGTGTTGTCACCGCCGCTGGTTCCGGCATCACTGGCGCCACCGCGACTGGCGCGTTCACTGCCGATAACCTGATCGATCTGGCTCACTCCGTCGACGGCGCTTACGCTCGTCTCGGTGCCGGCTGGATGATGCGCCGCTCGACCATGGGTGCGCTCCGGAAACTCAAAGATTCAGCTGGTCAGTATTTGTATGTACCGGCTGCTCAGGTTGGGGCTCCCGATGCATTCATGGGACTGCCGATCTACGAGAACCCGGACGTCCCGGCCGTCGCTGCTGGCGCGAAGAGCGTGCTCTTCGGGTGGTTCGGCAGCTACCACGTCCGCCAGGTCGGCGGCATCGAAGTTGCTCGCTCCGATGACGCGTACTTCGCGTCGGACGAGTCGGCTGTTCGCCTGACCATGCGGGTCTGGGGCGATCTCGGCCAGAGCGACGCCGTGAAATACTTCGCTGGCGGATCCTGATCCGGTAGCGTCGTAAACTGGATGGCCGGCCGGAGGGCAGGCCGGCCGGCCATCCTTTTACCTGCCTAACCTGCTCAAGAGAGGAAACCTGCCATGAATCGCGCCGAAAGGCGGAGACAAGCTCGCAACGGACAGCCGCCGATCGCTGGCCTTTTCGTATCTAATGCGGCTTGGGCTCCGACCGGATACGGAACACAAACGAAGCAGATTGTTAGCCGCATGATCGCTGACGGTCACGCGATGGCTGTCGCAGCGAATTACGGACTCGAAGCGACGATGAGCGCGTGGGAAGGCATCGAGCACTTTCCTCGAGGCTTCGACGCTTACTCGAATGACGTCGTCCACGCGTACTTCACGGACTGGTCGAGGCAGCATCCGAACATGCGGCACCACGTCTTCACGCTGTATGACGTTTGGGTGTTTCAGCATCCACGCTGGGATGAGATGCCGACTGTCTCCTGGGTGCCGATCGACCATATGCCGATCCCGACGAAGGTCGGCGAATTCCTGAAGAAGCCGAATGTCTTCCCGGTAGCGATGAGCAAGTTCGGTGCGGATCTGATGGCTCGAGCCGAGCTCGATCATGCTTACGTTCCGCACGCGATCGAGACTGACGTCTACAAGCCGACGCTGTCTGTCACCGATGACGCGGGCCGCCGCCGCACCGGCCGCGAGTTGATGGGCGACGTCCCGGACGATGCTTTCGTAGTCGGAATCGTGAATGCGAACAAGGGTCAGGCTCCGATCAGGAAAGCCTTCGACGCGCAGCTCCTGGCGTTCGCTATGTTCGCTGAGAAGCACGACGACGCGATCCTGTATCTGCATACGGAACGCTATGGCGGCATGGGTGGCATCCCGCTGGATCCGCTAATCGCGGCCTGCGGCATCCTGGAAGAGAAGATCCGTTTCGTTAATCAGTACCAGAACCGGATCGGCATTCCGGCTGAAGTCATGGCAGCGCTGTATACGGGCATGGATTGCTTGCTCGCGCCGACACTCGGCGAAGGCTTCGGCATCACGGTCATCGAGGCCGAGTCCTGCGAGACGCCGGTCATCGTGAATAACTTCTCGGCTCAGCCGGAGCTCGTGTCCGATGGGATC